CTCTGTACTTTTTCCATTTTCAAAACCTTACTGTCTTTGACTTCTTTTTCTTTTGAAGTTGATTGTGCATTATCTTCTTTATTATTAAGAACTTTCCATACCTTAACCATATTTTTAGTAGTAACATTATCTGGACTTTTCATAAAACCATAAAATGATTTTATTTCTTCATCTGTCATACCCAATGATTTTAACTCATTGATTTCAGCTTGTCTTTGTTTTTCAACATTTTCTTGCTTTCTAATACCTTCAAATTGATTCATAGCTTTTTTAGCGCCTTGGTCAATTAACCATTGGTCGTATTCCATTCTCCATTTTTGAGATTCTGAACCTTCGATTTGTTCTTCTGTAATATCATAATCTTCAGGCTTTGCAGGAGGTCCATCAGCTTCTTGCTTTTGAGCTTCTTGCTGTAGCATCTCAATTAGTTTTGGATTTTCATTAAGCCATTTATCTAAAACTTCTAGTTTTTCGTAATGAGTACTTTTTTGTTTTAACTCAGATTCAGCTTTATCTTTTGCGCTTTGAATATTCTTATAGGCATCAGCAAGTTTTGCTCTACCATCTTCAGTATCTTCAAACTTGTTATCTATCAACCATTTTCGAACTTCTTCAACAGCTTTTTGTTCTTCAGCAGAAACTTCTTGTGTTTCTTCTTGAGTTTCTTCTGCTTCTGGGTTTTGTACTTCTTGTTCTTCTGCTTCGCTTTCCACCGCTGGTGCTAATGAGCCTTCATTAAATTGGGTAAGCATACCCATAAGGTTATCATTTCCAGTTTCTTGTGTACTTGTCGCTTGTTCAGACATTAGATGCTCCTTTACTTATTGGTTATCCTAATCCAAAAGGTTCATCGACTGGATTAGGAGCCGATTGTTCTGAGTTAATCTCGTTTCTGAGTCCAGCTATACCAATAGCTGTTTGTTGTGTTAATTCCTTCTGTTTCCTCTCTTCATTCTTTGCTGTCGCCCTCAAGTTACTAACCGCCTGCTGTACAGGTTTTGTAGCCTCAGATACTTCTGCTCTCATCTTACTATGGAACAGTTCTCTTTCTCTTGTTTGCAAGTCACCAGTTATTGCTTTTAATTGATTAGCAAGCTGTTGATTTTCTGCTCTAAGTTTTTCTATTTCACTCATCCTAGCTATTAATGATGTTTTATCTACATCTCCTTGTAGACCCATAATAACTTGAGTTTTATCATATATACCTGCTTGCAATAATTGAATATCTCTTGATAAATCTGCAGTTGGGCTTTTAGTTCTTGTACTTCCAATAACAACACGAATATCAACTTCAGCAGTTGTAACATCGTATATTCTATCTATTGCTAGTGTATAATCATTTAGTACAGGTACATTGATTTTTAATTCTTTTTCTATGCCTAGCGGATTCATAACTCTAAGCACTCTTTCTTTATCGTAAACATATGGAATATATTTAGATACAATCTTTCCAATATTAGTTAGCATGTCATATATTGGAAGTATTTTAAAATTTTGTTTTCTTGAAGCTGACTCATCTAATATTCTAGCTTCTCCAAAAGTTCCGACTGCTCCAGCAGGGTTGCCTTGTTGAAATTTGTATGAACCAAAAACAGTTTCTATATCTGTTTCATATCTTTGTTTTTCAACATAAAGTTGCGAGCTAATTGCAGGCGGAGATAATTCTTTTATTTTACCTTCTCGCAAAGCAGATGGATTTGCACGAATTATTGCATTTGGTACAAACCATTTTTCTAATTCTTCAGGGTCAATAGCACCATCTTCGTAAATAAGTTTGAAGCTGGCAGTGCTTGTAGCATGTGAGATAAGCAATGCCTCGGTTCTATTTAACATACGCTGTGGGGTTTTTGCATGCCTCACATCGCCAGCTGGAAATGGATTACCATTATGTTCATTACAAGCTGGTACTATTGGATAATCTTCTAATGGTAAAACTACGTCGTATAAAATTAAATCTCCAACAGCAAATATTTCTCTTATTCTTGTTACATATATTTTTTCTTCTTCAACTTGATTTTCTTCTATATATGCTTTAAATCTTTTAGTATTTTTAAATTCATCATATTCTTCTTTGGTAAAACTTTTTTGTCTTTTAGTAATTGAATCAGTTAAAAGTATTTGCTCTTCAGTTACTTTACACCATCTTATATATTTTCTTATTCTTGGCTGACCATCATCATTTACATCGGCTCTACGGATAATTTCATCACGATTATATTTTGTTGTAGCGTAATCATCGTCACGATAATCTTCTCTAGCATCATCTATTTCTTTTGCATACTCTGGAAACACAGACTTCATAGCAGTCTTTGTTGTTGTATCAGAAAGTATTAATGATGCAGCATCTCTAAAAAATGGGTCAGTTGAATTTGGGTCAACATATATATTTTCTGGTGCTATTCTTTTTATTTTAATACCACCTCTGCCCTGCTCAGATTGCCAATCTGGATAAACATACATATATGCTAACCCTTTTACAATATAATCTTTAACACAAGTACGAAAATGTCTATCACCATCAGAATCATACCAGATTTTATCTAACAATCTATTGTAGACAAAAGCAACTTCTGAATCTGTTTTACCTACAGGTCTTACATCCCATTCTGGAGATGAGCCTGCTACATTTGAAAGGACTTGCTCAACAGCAGGTCTTATTTTATTGTTTGCTTCTGGTGGTTGACCAACTGAAACTAAATAATCTTTTTGTGCTTGTGTTAATTGAAGTCCTAAATAGAATTCTTCATCTTCTGACATTTGATATTTATGTTCTTCTGCAGAAGATTGATAATAAATATATTCTTCTTCTATGTCAGATGCAGTTATCTCATCTAACTTTATATTTTTTAAATTTATCATTCTTGCCTATATTAATCATTATTTTATATATTATGCAAATATCCTTTGTCCAGTTTCCCAATCTATTCCAACAAAGCCTGAACTCCTAACAATTCTATCCCCATCTTCATCATATCCATGTCTAGGCGCATATATATCATCAATCGCCCATCTCAAGGCATCTAATGTATCTTTTTTAAAACTTCCATGTTCTTTAAAGTTTAACAATTCTTGTTCCAGCTCCCAATGCTCATCTTTTATAAACATTGCTTTGCTAGCAAAATAAGGTTGTAGCTGTTTTATTCTGTAAAACTTGCTTTTTATAGCTTTTTTAGGCGATATATTGTAAAATTTGCCCATTTTTTTAGATTCTCTTGTCATGTAATCAGACAACATAACATGCCCAGTTTCTTCTATATTTATTATTTTTGGCTCATAAAACTCTATCATTTCAAACAATTTATCTGCTAAATCCATTGGAGCCATCTGACCTCTGTGATAATCTATAATATATATGTTATTTTCAGCATCAACACCAATAACCATTATAACAGAAAAGTCTGCTTTGATATTTTCAGATGATGCAGGGTCAACACCCATAAAAATATTTACAGGTGTTTCATATGTATCGCCTTCAAAGTCTTGATATATAACAGGGAATCCATTTGCATTGTCAAAAGTTCCTTCCCAGTATGATATATTTTCTTTTTTAAAAACTCTAAAGCTATCATCCATGGGAATGTTTTGATATTCTTGGTAGAAATATGCTACATCTCCCTCAGAAATAAGTCTATCTCTTTCGGCAATCAACCAATCATAAGGTCTGTAATCTTCCCACAATACCTTTGGTTTACCTTTTTTATCTAAAATCTCTTTGCCACTTGCAGTAAAGAACCCATCTTTGTTGTCTTGCAGTATAGCTTGAAAGAAAAGACTATCCCATCCTTTGATTTTCCTTTTTCCATTTCTATCATATGCTAACGGTCCAGCTATTCTATTTAAATAAGATTCTTCATCTACAATAGTTCCAATAAATATTAGCTTAGAATCTCCTGAACCTGCGATTACTGCACCATTTAACCATTGTCTAAATTGGTCACGCAAAGTTTGTGTTGCTGTATTTCTTTCACCTTCTCCATCATCGATAACAGTTAGCGTTGGTCTGTATGCTCCATACTTTAATCCTCTTACTTTTTGCCCTGTACCACGAATCAATACTTTGCAATAGCTATTCGGATTGCCTTCTTCATCGAAACCTGCTATAAATTCTTTTTCTTCTTTGCCCCAGTTCCTACCTTTTCGGTCGCCAAAAAAATATTTAAGTTTTTCGTTGTATTCAATTTCATTTCCTATAGTTTCAAGATAAAACTTTGATTGTTTTTCTGATTCCGATATTAAAAGAATAAATTTTTCTTCATCAAACAAAATCCTATGTAAAGGGTAGACAAGATTGATAAGCGTAGATTTTGCATGACCTCTAGGTGCAACAACTGCTAGCTTTGAGCCAATATCAAGATTTAAAAGTTTTGATACTATCTTTTTATGAAAGTCAGGCGACTTACTTCTAATATGATAATGCATAGGTTGCTCTGGGTCACCAAGAATAAATTTAGCAAAAAAGAATATATCTAAATACATTCTTTTCATAAGTGCTTCTCTTTCTTCTATAGTGTAAGATAACTGCATTACTTAATCTTATTTTTTACCCTTAGTATCTGTGCGCTTAAATAAACGCAAGCATCTAGCAACTCTTCCAATGTTTCTTGTACAAAATCTCTATTATCATCCAAAGGTACGTCTTGTTTATATTTAGATTGACCCAAATCAAGTCTGTCTGATATCATTTGTTTGATTTCTTCGTTGATGCCTTTTTCTTTTTTTTGTTGCGTAATTTTTTCATTCCCTTCATCAATGTAGTTTTCAATCTTGATGTACTATCTGTGAATCGAAGTTGATTTGTAGATAAATATTTAGGCATCTGCTTTTCCTAGAAAGTTATTTTCATATATGTCAAGCTTACTATTAAGCTCATCGATATGTTCAATCATATTTAAAATTAACTCTGAAACTTTTGGCTCTACAAATGTTTCTTTGTTATCAAGCATAATGATACCAGAATAATTGGTATCTATCTCAATCGATATAGTTGCTTTCGGTATTTTCCGTTTCAAGAACACCATCTATTCCTTTGTCTTTTACAATATTAATTAATTTACCAATGTCTTTATCTGATAATTCTTTTCGTGCCTCTGCTAGCAGTTTCTTATCTCCTTCTGATATCATAATAATATTTTGTGTCTTTTCTTCTTTTTCTTTCTTTGTGTGTCCTAATAAATCGGAAACTCTGTTGAGTGCATTTAGTTTTGCATTTGGTGGGGCATCTATTATTAAATCTTTATACTGATTGGCAACCCATTCATCATCAATACCAATCTCCATAAACTTTTCACGCATATTCATGCTAATCCTATCAGTGATATGTTTCTTGCGTAAAATTCTAATACCTCTTCTAAGCGCTTGCTGGGGATTGTTCTCACTGAAGGAACTGGTATATGCATCCACAATCGATTGGGAATCGAACTGTCCATTTTTGTCGATTGTTCCATGTTTGGAGAGATAGTCGGCAAAACGCTTTTGGAGTGCTGTGGGCGGAATGTTTCTAACGTACTGCTTGTGTACCAGCTCATCTCCTGTCCAGTTCTTTTGCTGTTTGGCGTAGATTTTTCCGTAGTAAGTGGGAGTTTCTCCAAAACCTGTACGGATAAAAGTAAGCGGTTTAATTTTACCTGCGATGTTGTAACTACGCCTTCCAATACATTGCACAATCTTATTATCATGAGTGAGAATCCAATCGCCAACCTTTGCCTTACGCCAGTTTTCAATGGTCTTAATTTTAAGAGAGTCTGCTTCATTTGCTTCATAGACATCAAACTCTTTTCCTTTGCATTTTACTTTCAAGTTTTAAAATGGGGTGTCATCTTCTTTTGGTTCAAGCTTCAGACTTGTATATTCATTGCCAGTGTTCTTTGAAGTATTTTTCCAACCTGCTATGTTATATACTACTCCATTTACTTTTACATTACCAGTAAAATCAGGCTGCGTTTCTTTTTGCTTGCCTTGATTGGTAAATAAGTTTCCTCCGAGTTCTTTTAATTCATATCCCATTTGTAATCCTTTTTTGTGTGTTGGTGGCTGTAAACCTAAGGTTTATAAAGCATAAAAGTAAACCTTTTATTTTAAATAATATATTTATGTTATCTATAAACCTAAGGTTTATACTGCTTATGCAGTGCTATGCGATGGCAATGCGATTGCTATGGCTATGCTATGCGAATGTTAAAAACTGTGCAAAATTTTTATGGAGGGTACTATATATATGTCGGACCCCGTCGCAATCCGTTTTGCACAATGTAAATTACGTTGACTTGACTTTTTTTAGTCGGCATAACGCTCATAACGCTCAATTAAAATAAAAAAAAACTAGCCATAAATAAATATATTGACAAACCTACATTACTATATAGTAAAATAAAGCATGGCAACAACGCCAAAAAAAACCAACATAAAAAAAGGACAATATTATGTTACTAAATACAACAATAACAATAAATGACAATCCAATTACAATCAATCAAAAGCTAGCACAGCTAGAAGCAAAAGCAATTATTGAGGACTTTGAAAAGGATTTCAACTTTGATTTGCTAGCACTTCCTAGCTTAGACCTACCTTTAAAAGAGTATTGCAGGGAATTGGTAGCTCAAGCCTGCAATGACGAAATCGAAAGCAGTGGCGAATGTTTACAATGTTTCCATAACAGCGTCAATCATCATTGCCCATGTCAATATAAATAGATAATAGATTATCTATATAAAAGGGTTGGCTTTAATCGGCTAACCCTTTTTTTTTGTCCTATACTTACCAATCTTAAAACAATAATTATAAATAAATATCTAAAATAGCTTTAAAAAGCTCAAAATGTAGGCTAGAATCAATTTTTATTGCTTTAAGCTAGCATCCTAC